AAACCTATATAATTAAAAATACTAAAATAGATATAATTATTAATTATTATATATTAAAAAAGTTATACTTATAACAATATAATAGATATATATATAGATGCCGTCTTTTAAACATAAAACAAATAAAAAAATTTTAGTAGACAAAAAAAGAATAATGACGCTAGATAGTGTTCATCGCGAGTTACAGTCAGAGTTTAACTTAATTAATAATGAAGTATTACCTGCATTAGTACGCAAAAAGAATGAAATAATGAAAAAATTAAATAACCCTGAGACTATTGTAGATGTGAATGAGAAGATAGAGTTGCAAGATTCTTTATACGAAATAAAAGAAGAAATTTATAAAAATAAGAAAAAGATTAAAGATTATTATTTGAACAACAGCAGATTTATTTTTGACTATTTTGAAAATAAAAAAGAAATTACGAATGGTACGAATAAAACGACTATTCTTAATTCATTCTTTAAGGTAAATGATAAAACATTTGATGAAAATGCATTAACGCGTGCGAATGATAATAATGTTCAAAAGTTTTTTACAAATCTTGACCAAACATTTATTAACATTAATGACTATATTTACGCCACAGATATATGTCAGTCGTGTAACAAAGGAGAAATGATTCCTGTTGAACATGAGGGAATTATGGTATGTAACGTATGTGCAAAACAAGTTACCTACCTTATCGAAAATGAGAAACCGTCTTATAAAGAACCTCCCAAAGAAGCATGTTTTTATGCTTACAAAAGAATTAACCATTTTAAAGAAATCCTTGCACAGTTTCAAGCAAAAGAAACTACGCAAATTCCTGAAGAAGTTCTTGAGAATATCAAGCAACAACTTAATAAAGAACGTATACCTCTTTCTAAATTTACAAACTCGAAAGCAAAAGAAGTTCTCAAAAAATTAGGTTATAATAAGTACTACGAACATATTCCATTTATTAAAGATAAGCTAGGTATTAAACCACCAATTATGACCCCAGAATTAGAAGAGACTTTGTGTAATCTTTTTATGGAAATACAAGGGCCTTATGCTAAGTTTTGCCCGGATGACCGTGTAAATTTTTTGAATTATTATTATACTGTTTATAAACTATGTGAACTTCTTGAGAAGAATGAATTTCTTTCTTATTTTCCTATGTTGAAAGATAAAGAAAAACGAATTGAACAAGATGATATATGGAAGAAAATTTGCGAGGAATTAAATTGGGTTTTTATTCCGACACAGTAATACTGTCAAACGTATTTTTTAATTTACACTATGATAAATAATATCAATAAAAATTGCAAGTAACATGGGAAACTGCCAAGCTGAAAATATATGATTATGTGTATTATCTTTCGTAAATATTGCTGTAACCATTATATAAAAACTAATAAATAAACATAATAAAAGAAGACATAAAAATACAAGATGAATATAGTTTAAATTAAAAAATATTTTATTTATTTTCATAACTATATGTTATATTTATATGTTATATTTATATAACATATAATTTATTTATAAATATTATTATTCAAATCACAGTAAGTAAGATATTTTAGATAATTTTATTTCTTACCTTAAAGTTTAAGAGGGGTGGGGAAACCAACAAGGTTAGCACCAATACCGAAGCCAGCACCAGTTCTAGCAGAAACAGCTAAAGTGGGTACATAAACATCAAGGATAGCAAATGTAGAGGCGGCTACAAGGGAAATCAACGCAATTTCATCCAGTTTAAGAGAGCGAGATGGTATAGAGTAAGCAACTATCGCGACGCATAAACCTTCGATAATATACTTAATAAAGCGCTTAAAAAGCTCACTAAAATCAAGTGTTCCGTACATTATAAATATAATGTAGAAAAAAATATTATATAATTTTCGATATATTTAGATATTTTATAACTTATATATTTTTAAACATACTCTTAAATATGTATTATTTATTTTTCATATTATTAAAAATATTAAAATAATATTAAAACGTAATATAAAAATTAATAAATGGTTAAACTAACTTAAAATTATTATTAAATATATATTATAATGTCTCAACATGATAGTTTACCAAAGGGAGTTACTCCTAAATATTTACCCGATGGAAAGGAAAACCCCAAATACGTCGATCTTTTGGAGGAAGATAAACTGATTGCCGGGCAAAAATTTGTATGTCTTTCATTTGTATCACCAGAACACATTATTAAACAGAAAGAGCAATTTTTATTTGAGCAGTTCGTTAAGCAATGGGATTATAAAAAGTCGATGGAAAAATTTACACAGTTTCTTAATTTTCTTTCATTCAAGTATTCTCTCTCATTTGATAAACTTATGGCCGATTTTCAGGAGTTCACCAAGGAAGAAGGTGAGACTATTCGCGCAACATCAGCAACACTAGTTAGTGATGACTATAAAACATTTTTGGATAATAATGAGGATGAACTTGAGCAAAAATTTGGCGAGAAACATGAGTTTCAAACGTCTACGCGAGGTATCAAAGTACGCGGCGTTTTTGCTACACAAGGCGAAGCCGAACTTCGTTGTAAGTTGTTGCGCGAGGTCGACCCTAACCATGATATTTATGTAGGACAAGTTGGTATGTGGGTTCCTTTTCACCCAGAGGCATATAAGACAGGACGCGTTGAATATATGGAGGAAACGCTCAATCAACTTATGTCTGATAAAAAGAAGAATGAAGATATCGCTAAACAAGAGTTTGAGAAACGTGTGCGTGAAACTAGACAAAAGGCCATTGAAGAGAATATGAAGAAAGCTGAGGAATCTGGTAATAAACTTACACAGACGATTAACGAGGATGGTGAGCTTGTTGGTATTTCAAATGTTTCAAACTTTGATGGTTTGGACGAGGATGCAACTGTCGATGATATTAAGAGGAGCATGTTTGAGGCTGAGAATGTTGTTCTTGATAAGAAGACAGACCATGGGTTATCAAAGTTGACGCATTTTGAAAATTAAAATACAAATACGAATACGAATACGAATACAAATACGAATACAAATACGAATACAAATAAAAAATAAAATAGGTATAAATTATTAAATATTATATGTTAAATATTATATGTCACTAATATATAATATTTTACTTTTAATTGGTATGAATAAAAGAGTAAAACAATATGTAGTAAGTAATTATTTTAAATCATTTAACACGGATAATGTATTTATTCGTTTAGTTTGTTTACTATTTATTTTAGCAGCCTGTATCATATGTGCATATTTACTATATAGAGCTGTATCTAATGCATTATACATGTATAGACTAAAAACAGCTTTTAATAAACTAAAAGATATGGGACTAGATGTTAAGAATTACAATATAATATATTCAAAAGAGTTAGGAAAAAAGTATATACCAAACTCAAAGAAGGTTTTGAAAAAAATAAAAGGTGAATTTAAAAATAAAAATGCAATAGGACTTATGTCAGATAAGTACGTCGTTATTGATATTGATTACAAAAATTATAATATCGGAAATCCTGATGTTATAATGGAAAAAATACCAAAAGATACTGTTTCAGAAAAAACACCAAATGGATACCATTACTATTTTGAAAATGATACAGGAAAACCCATACAAACATACGTTCAAATAAGTATCAACAATGTAAAATACTCATTAGATATTATAGGAAATGATAGTGTTACGACTATGTCACCAACAAGAGTAAATGGAAAAGATTACTACTGGATAAATAGCATTTTTACTCACAAGCCAGCAAAAATATCGGAGAACATGTGGATACTAGACTTGATAAAAGATGAAATACCATTTTTTAAAAAGTTTAATGAAATGTTTATAAATATTAAAAATGCTTTTGTGATAGTAAATAATATATACATTGAATACTATATAGTAAAATTATTTACGAGAATAAAATTATACACTAAAAAAATAAAATTTTTAGATGGAACTATTTACGTATATGATGATAACTATTATTTTTTAACGAACAACACCTTCTTTAATTATAAAAATAAAAAAAAATTATTACATAAGATGACAGAAATTATTAATGAGTTAAATCCATCATGTATTATAGATTTGTCAATTACGTATAGTAACTATTTAAAAAATAAAAGTACTATACAGATCAAGTCAACCATTATAGACGATGATTATAAAAATTATAAATATGACAACTACTTTCCAACAGAAGCCGAGTGCAAACTAGTTTATAAAAAAACAAACTACTTAATTGAAGATACTGTAACAATAAAAAACTATGATATAAAAAATATACTTAGAGATATATTAGAAGATGGAAATACTAACAAAGTAAGCAATGAAATAAATTCTGAAAGTATAATAACTAATAAAAATAAAAAATTTATATTTGGACCAGAAAGCATTTATATAAGTATACTCTTGTCAAATCATCTTAATATACCATGCTTCCCTTATTCTATTGTTATCAACACTATTGAAATATTAAAAGAAAATGAAAACGATAAAGATAAAGGTAACATTCAAAAAATATATGGTAAAGTTTCAAAAAATATTATTAGTTCATTATTTTCAGCATTTTAAAAAACACTACCATTTATTTTTATTCACTTTAATTTTTGGACCTTGGCCTTTGCGTTTAATATTTGCCGGGTCGTATTGTTCTTCATCATCATCTGAATGAATATCCTTAGACATTTCCCAGAATTCTTTTGCTCCCAGCTTAAACGGACCATGCGTTTGTGCTTTATACCAAAAAATCTGGTCATGTAGCTTATTTGACTTTGCATTATTATTAATTACCAAGCATTCAAAGTTTTCAGTACACTGGTCCATCACTTGACAAAAACTTTCAAATGTTGGAAACATACCCGCATAGTTCTCATATATCCTTTTACGATTACCAATATATGGTTCACGCAAGATAAAAACATAGTCAATATTTGTTCGCAAATTTGGAGGAATACCAAGAGGATATTGCATCGTAATTACCAACATAATCTTCCAGTGACGTCCGTTCATAAATAGTAGACGCATCATTACATCTTTTGTCCACTTATTATCAAAAAGACAGTCATCTAATACCACAAATGTGCGAGGGTCAATCGTGCTTCTTTTATATGCTTCAATCTCCTTTTTCATTTGTTTTAATACGGCTTTTTGTCGTTTTAAAATATTTTCTATAATTGCAGTATTGTATGCATCATGAATAAATAACTTTGGAACATGCTCTCCAAAGAAACCGTTTCCTGCTTCAGTACCCGATATAACTGTACCAATCGGAATGTCTTGATGGTAATACATTAAATCTTTTACTAAAAAACTTTTACCGGTATCACGACGTCCAATAAGAACAATAACAGGCCCTTTATTTTCATCGGGTCTAAAACTAATTGACCTCATATCAAATTTTGCTAACTCTAAACCTACGCTCATTTATTATCTATATATTTACTTATTTATACTATATATTAAAAAATATAAATTTTACAAACGCATATTTATCTTCAATATATTTTAGTGCTATCTTTTATTATATTTTATTAGTTTAAAAAATAATAAAAATATGTATTTAAATAATTAAGTAATCGACGATGGATATTTGCGATGAACCGCCTATTTTTGGAGAAAGTACATTTTCATTAAACTATAGAAAACTTAACACTCGCGACTTCTTTACTTCTTTAGAAGAATCTGAACTTGGTATAGTAAACAGTAAAAACTATATTCCCATATATGAAAACTATTTTAACTTAAACGAGACGAACTATAACTCTATAAACTTAAATCAGCGTTTTTATGTATCTGCTTTATCGGGTGTTGTTGATAAAAATAATATACAAGCAGCAGTTGTAGATGTTTTTAAAAGCAAACCGGAATCTTTAACAATTATTCATAAACCTATTTTTATAAAATTTTCCCCTTTGATAGACCCTGTTAAATACATGTCGGGAAAATATGAAAATTTAAATACTGATGAAGAAGTTTTAAATATACCTGTTCTGTCAAAGCTTGAAAAAAAAGGGCATGTAAAAGCAAATGATAAAAATAATGCTGCATACGTTGATGGGTTTTTTTCATACTTATCCAGTCAAGTTTTAAACTGTCATGATTTTATTCATGGTCTTAATTTTTATGGTTCTTTCAATGCTATTAAAAAAGAATTCTACTATAATGCAATCGATGATATAGATTATTTAGATAAGAATCCCTATTTTAATAAAAATAAAAATATTCTTTTTGAGATTGAAGATGTTGAATACGTAGATGATGACGAAAGTATCCACACCGATGACGATGGTAACCATTCAAATTATGCGCATAGACAACAAAAAAATACAAGGAATAAAAAAGAAAAAATTATAATAAGCACAAATGAAAATACACAGGAGTCAGATAACATTATTGTTCATGAAGACTTTGATAAAATTAGCACCGATCTAAATTCTATATTTAACGTATCTTCCGATAGTGTAGAAACATCTCTTGTGGAATGTGATGATAACTTGTCATCTATTTTGTTAGACGATGTATTGGATAGTGATGTAGGTGTAGTTGAAGGAGTAGATAGTGTTGTACTAAATAAAGATTCTCGTACTAATAATGATAATGATAGTGACAGTTGCGATTCATTTACTTCTGACTCTTGTTCTTCTCGTTCTTCATATACAAATGATAGTCATAGCGGTTCAGCAAGTGATTGTGATATTGATGATATTATATGTCTTGACGAAATAGATCAGGAAATGGATGTAAAGAAGTCAAATAAAAATTCAAATAAAAATTCAAATAAAAATTCAAAAAATATTTCTCATAACTCTCGCAGCGAAAGTGAAGGTGAATATAACGACGAAGAGGTAGATGAACACAGTGTGGGCCCCGATGATAGTGAGGATGATGATGATGATGATGAATATGAAGACGATGAAACATTGTGGGCAACAATTAAAAATTTTCCGGTTTCAGCAATAATGTTGGAAAAATGCGACAATACTCTTGATTCTCTTATGATGCAAGAAAAAGAAATGACAGAAAATGAATGGAGATCAGCTCTTATGCAAATAATTATGACGCTTATAACGTATCAAAAGTTATTTGGATTTACTCATAATGACCTACATACAAATAACGTAATGTTCATATATACTGAAAAAGAATACCTATATTATCGTTTTAATAGCAAGTACTACCGCGTACCTACATATAATCGCGTTTTTAAGATTATCGACTTCGGTCGCGCTATTTATAAATATAAGTCAAAAGTTATATGTAGCGACAGCTTCAATATGACAGGTGACGCCGCTACGCAATATAATTGCGAACCCTATTTTAATGATAAGAAGCCACGTTTAGAACCGAATTTCAGTT